CCACCATCACGTAAATACTGTAAAGCATTCACGTGAATTAATAGGGGGCCCACGCAGTGCATTTGACTCCACCCAGTATCGAAGGATACTGAATCGACAAGAAGGGAACTACTACTATGACCTATCCATTTACATGTGAGAGACTGAGGGACCATGTCTGTTAAGACGCGTTCCCTCGATACAACAGTCTCGTGCCCTTCGCTTGTCAACCCCAAAACTGGGGCTGTCATTCAGAAAGGTTCGACATATAAGTGGACTGGTAAACAGTATACTGTTTCGGTTGGGCATCGCAGACTCCGTAATGGAGCCTGGGATGGGGGTGGTCCGTTTTTCACGTACCAAACGAGCGTCTCAATTCCTGAGTCGCAAGTCACCGCATCGAACGCAGCCGGTGACCGATACTATTCCGGTCCCGTTATGTGTCCGTTGGTCCCCGTCAACTTGTCAGCGGCATCTCTACCTTCTACGGATCATAGTCATTTAGATCCGTATGGGGCAAGTGCTATTGCCAATGTTGATCCCACGAACCCCAACGCCGAAGCTGGCGTTGCTCTGGGTGAGATTATTAAGGACAGAAGAGTTCCTGTACCTGGTATTCCCACCTGGAAACGGCGAACAGAAGTTGCCAAGGCTGCTGGTTCAGAGTATCTGAATGCAGTCTTTGGCTGGCTACCGCTTGTGGACGATATGAAAAATGTCTCACAATCGATAGTCGACGGTAATACTATACTTGAAAACTATAGTAATAACGCCGGAACTAATGTTCACCGGGAGTTCGCTTTTGAACCCATAGTAAGTGAGAGTAGTGGCGTGATTGGATCCGTCCACCCATTATATGGTGGTGGATCTTCTCCTTCCATTTCCTCTCCCAGTGAGGTACATAGGACGCGAACAATCTCCACTAGGAGATGGTTCTCTGGGGCCTTTACCTATAATGCTCCCATGAATAGTAATTCTATTCAAGGATGCATGGGTATTGGCTCCGAAGCCCAGAAGCTTTTGGGCCTGTCCTTGACTCCCGATTTAGTTTGGGAGTTGACTCCCTGGAGTTGGGCCGTGGACTGGTTTTCAAATGCTGGTGATGTTATTCACAACACCAACATGTTGGGATCAGCCGGGCCTGTTATGCGTTATGGATATATCATGGAGGAAACCTCTATGATTGACACATATACGCAATTGGCAAAATTCTTCCGTAATGGAAAAGAATTTACCAAGCCTCTCCAAGCGCACGCTCGAACTATTACAAAGCGGCGTGGAGAAGCAAACCCCTTCGGGTTTGGCGTAAAATGGGAGGGACTTAGTCCCTCTCAGCTCGCCATAACTGCTGCACTCGGGATTACCCGTTTGCGGTAAGCAAATGTATTGCACACCAACAAATGTCACCTGAGTGGTGGCAGAAATGGAGTACGCCAATGGCATTCGCAGATCCACAAAAAGTCAAATTTGACGGTACTACCGAAACTACGGTGCCCCGTGTAAACACGGGAAACTTTAGCTCGGAGTACGTCTCATCTGACGGTCTCTCGAAGTTGAAGATTTCTACGACTAATGGTCGTAGGAAGCGACACGTCGCGAGACTGGACCTGTCAAAGATCACCGCTGATCCCTTTGATACGGACCAGAATGTCGAGGTTTCGACCTCTGCATATCTGGTTGTTGATAGGCCCCTTGCGGGGTTTACCAACACGGAACTGAAGAAACTGGTGGAAGGCCTAGTTGGCTTTCTCTCGGCTTCGACATATTCCGCCACGGAAAAACTCCTTGGCTCCGAGTCCTAGCACTTGGGATAAATCCCAACCTGCAAGGGCTAAGAGTGTGGTAGAAAATTCTACCATATCGCTTGTGCTTATTTTTGCACTTGCGGCCATCGATTTTCTCCTATGGAACACGATATCCTCCTTTGTTGGAGTTGGTATCGAATTCCTTGTATTTTAGGGAGGTGAACATCTAAGTTATGTCAAAACATGACTATAACTTTCAGATGCTCCTGCTTGTCGTTGCTGTGATACTTGGTATCGCAGGCATCGCCGCGCTGGGAGCTTTGATGATGTTCTTTACGGCTTTCTTTTAGAACGCCATATTGAATGTCGCGAGTACTGTTGGCCTTGGAAAACGCACCTCTATTTAAGGAGGGCTTTTGAAAAGCCAAGTCGTACTCTGGAGTCACTTAGCGGAAGAATTCGCTAAGAGATGTTGCACTAGCGCTACCATGGACATTAAAACTGTCCAAGGTCGAGTCGAACATGAGGGGATGTCGTTTTTAACGATATCCCTACCATCCTTTGGAAAAGACCTCCAAAAAGGTCTTGACTCTGGGATAGTGGATCGCAACTCTTTCCAAGGTTTTTCTTGGAGAGCAGGTCTCCCCCGTTTTCTCGGGGGTTTCCTCGATCTGGTGTTCGACCGCGAGAGTGGCGTGCTACTCAATGATCCATCCGTGGAAGCAATCCTTGCTTTGCGGCAGCTAACGCTGCTGTTTAGTAAGGTTCTTGCTCCCTGCACAAAATCCAGGGAACAAGATGCCATGGATGAATATGTTGAGTGTGATAGACAGGTCAAAGAGCGAGATAAATTTATTTCGGTTGAGGATTATCTATCCTTTCATCGAATATCTCGTCTCCTTTTCGGGCCAGTCTTTTCTAAGATCGATAAATTGATCTATGATGAAGAGATTGTACCGAAGCACGGTCCAGGAGCGACAGCCGATAAACTGATGGGAAACCAGAAGTATCGGCTTAGCACTTGGACCGAGCGACTCCAGGAGGTATTTAGTTCAGAGAACTTTATACTTCCTAATGCGCGTTATGCGCATGAGTCGTCAGCGACCTATCTAGAACCCGGCGCAGAGGAACCCGTTAGGGTAATCTCTGTTCCTAAGACGCAAAAGACACCGAGGATTATTGCTATAGAGCCGACTTGCATGCAATTTATGCAGCAAGCGATTCTCGAGCCTCTAATCCACCAGCTTGAGAATGATTTTATTCTCAAGCGCTTTCTGGGCTTTACCGACCAGGAGCCTAACCAGCTCCTGGCCCGGATTGGCTCAGAAAATGGATCGCTCGCAACACTTGACTTAAGTGAGGCGAGTGATCGTGTGTCAAATCAGCTAGTACGTGTTCTATTTAGCGACCATCCCAATTTGCTGAGAGGGATTGAAGCTACTAGATCACGGAAAGCTGACGTACCTGGTCACGGCGTTGTACGCCTAGCCAAGTATGCGTCTATGGGTTCGGCTCTTTGCTTTCCCGTTGAGGCTATGGTCTTTCTGACCTTAGTCCTCCTCGGGATTGAGAAAGAGTCTAGCACGCGATTTTCCAAACGCTCTGATTTTACAGAGCTGTTTGGTCGAGTGCGCGTCTACGGAGATGATTTGATTGTCCCCGTAGATAATGTGGAATCCGTGATCGACCGACTTGAGCACTTCGGTGCGAAAGTCGGCCGCGCAAAGTCTTTCTGGATCGGAAGATTCAGAGAGTCTTGCGGTAAGGAGTATTACGATGGCCAAGACGTGTCGATTGTCAAGGTCAGACGTGATATCCCTACGTCGCGGTCAGACGGACAGGGATGTATTTCATTAGTATCTCTCCGCAATCAGCTTTACAAAGCTGGCTGCTGGGACACGGTGAAATACTTGGATTCCTTGATCTGGAAGGTACTTAAGTACTTCCCAGTAGTCGAGGAAACCAGCCCTGTGCTAGGCCGTACCTCCTTTTTGGATTATCAACCAGAGAGGATGTGCGCACGACTTCATCGCCCCCTGGTTAGGGGTTATGTAGTTAGATCCCTCATCCCTAAGAATTCTCTAAAGGGTGAGGGTGCCTTGCTCAAGTACTTCCTTAAACGCGGCAGATTGCCATCTGCTGACGGAAGTCACTTGGAACGTTCTGGACGTCCTCAAGCCGTCAACATCAAGCTGAGGTGGGCGCCTCCCTATTAAATTAGGGGGGAGGGCACATATGTGCCCGGGGCGGTACTCGTGTGAGCTAACAAGGGATGTTCTCCCTATGCTCGCACACCTTTGTACCAATCCTGTGGGAACCTCAAACTCCCACTAAGGCGGTGCACTTGGCAGTG